CCGACTATCCTCACACGCTATATATCGAAACAGATCGCAACCGGATCGTGTACGAGTCCGATGGAGCTCACTGGCACTGGTTTGCCGGGACGATGGCGACCACGCTGGGAGTGGGTATTGCTCTGCTCGGCGCCACTCTCGGGAGCTTCGACACGGGTCTGCTGGCCTACGATGCGGCTTACGATCGCACTTTCAAATGGACGGGCTTGGTGTTTCTGGAGATCAACGCGCGCGACCGCTCGATCCATATGTGTGCTGAGACTCCAGAGTCCGCGGGGTATGCACTTTGTGATGGCTCCTCCGTCACACGGTCGAGGCCGGATGGATCAACGTACAGTTGGGCCACGCCAAATCTGTCCGGCCTTTATCCGAAGTTCGGGAGTGCCTACACGGGAATGCCCAATGCGGCTGTACCTCCGACAATCCACGCCTCGATTCCCGCCGGCACTCTCACGCACCACCATGCGGTCGATATCGATTCGGGTGACGCCAAGGATGATGGCGGTGATCCCTGGAAAGTGATCTACACCGGAGATCTGACGCACCGGCACAACATCAGCGACCAGCTGACGGGCCCGGCGTTTGATGACATGGAAGCACCGTGGTCATTTACCGGGGCCATCTCGGGATCTGGCACTGGCACACTGGGTGGTTCGGCCACCATCGGCGGATCTGCGGTTCTGCCGGCGCATTCCCACATCACGGGATCCAACGTCGGGATCCAGAACCCGGAGCTCGACGGGGAGCCGTGGGTTCCCGTCCTGGGCGCGGATGTTTCGGGTTCGATTTCGGGAGCTACCGATAGCGTCGACATCTCGCACGGCCATTCGTTTTCTGCAGCTGGCGGTACAGACGCATCTCCAGGCGGTCTGGTGATGGCTCCGCTCTTCGAATACCCCACTGCTGAAGTGGCGCTCGTGCATACTCACGGTTTTACAGTTTCAGGTTTCACCGACGCGGGCGGTGGTTCTCACGCTCACGCGGTCGGTGGCAGCTTCGCAGGATCCGGCCCAGTGACCGGAGCGTCCGGTGTCTGGATTCACTCGCACTTCGTCGAGGGCCACACCGATGGGATCTATGGTGGATCTCCAGTGCCAATCGACATTTCCGGCATCACGGTCGACACCTCGGGGTTGACGGTCGACGTCAGTGACTTCGTTTTCACTGCGGCGGATTCGGTCGACCACCATCACCACATGACGGGAGAAACCGAGACCGGCATGGATGAATTCTCGCTCGACGGAGCTCCGCATCACCACAACACCACCGGGGACACCGCGGACTCTGTCCAGGCATCTCCGATTGCACTGACGGCCACTGCCGACGCCGATGCTCAAATGGCCAACATGATCCTGAAGGGGTATATCAGCTTATGAATATCAAACGATTACTTGCGGTTCTGTTTGTTGTGGGGCTGCTGCCTCTTGCCGGATTCGGCCAGACCACCGGAGTGGTGGATAACGTCCCGATCGTGAGTCCATCGGCTTACCACATCTCGATACCCTCGATGCAGGGTGTGGGCAAATCGCAGTGGTACCGGGTCAACCAATATGGCGTGTACGAGCATGAACTGAACTGCAGCCTGAGTGGAACGCTTTCCGTGCTCTCGATCAATCTGGAGGGATCCAACGACCAGACCGATGCGGGAGCCACGGTCATCGGTTCATCCACCGATACCACTGGCTGCCATGTGACTGGCTCTGGGAACTACTCTTACGTGCGAGTCAACATCACGGCCTCGACAGGAACGGGCCGGGTATTTCCGGCCTGGACGGGAACGACTGCCAACGGAACCGGTGGTGGGGGAGGTGGTGGCGGGGGTGGTGACGTCAACATCACCCAGATCAATGGGAACACGGTCAACCGCGGCTTGGGTGCGGCGGGTACGGGAACGATACGCGTAGCGACAGCCTCAGATTCATCCATTGCAACAGTGGGTGCAGTCACGGCGATCACGAACGCGTTGCCGGCCGGAACCAACGTCATCGGCCACGTCATCACCGATCTCGGTTCTGTAGCAGCAATCACGGGCGCGAAGGGCAACAACACTGCTATTCCCAGCACTACCAATCTCGGAACGCTGCCATGCGTGGCAACGACCGCGGCGCCGACCTACACCAATACGTACCAGGTGGCCTGCTCGACGGATCTCGCGGGAGCCATGCGGGTCAGCGTCGTCTCTGGATCCGCCGGCAACGGAGCGGCCTCTCCCACGGCATCAGCCGTTCCTTCCGATGCCGACTACCAGGGCATCAATGTCGGTGGCACCTTGCGCGGCCAGACGGGCACCAACACCAGCGGCTCGATCTATGCGGCGGACGTGAACATCGCGGCGGCTCCGGCGATGGTGTACAACGCCACGCAGCCCACAAAAACGGACGGACAGACGTTCCCAGACTTCCAGTTGACCAACCGCGGTGAATTGAAAGTGGCGCCGGGCGTCTCGGGCTTTGCAGTGACCTCCACGTCCAGCATCACCGACTGCGCGACAGAAACGACGGTGTGCAGTGCGCCCGTGCCCATTGGGGCGGTGTATTACAGTTCGCCCACGGCTCTCACCAATGGCCAGGTGGCGTATCCCTTGCTCGACACCGACCATCGCCTGACGACCAACATCGGCAAGATCAATGGCGTGACGCCACTGATGGGAGCGGGCAACACGGGCACAGGTTCGCTGCGGGTGACGGTGGCCAGCGACCAGGTGACGATCCCGGTCACGATCCTGCCCGCGGCGACCTCTGGCTGGTCTTCCATCAACGCGACGGCGGCGGATAGCGGGGTTCCTTGCACCAGCACGCCTGAGCCTATCAAAGCCTCACAGGGCGTATTTGGTGGCTACTTCATCACCAACCCGAACACTGCGGATATGTGGGTTCACATCTACAACGTGGCGTACGGCTCGGTCACGGTGGGCACGACCGTTCCTCAACTGTCGTTTCGGATTCCAGGCAATTCGACAGAATCACGGGCGGCCAATCTGGAGATCTCGCAGGGCATTCAGTTCTCAGCGGCGATGAGTTACGCCTGCACGACTTCGGCGGCGGCAAACGGTAATCCGTCGACGGCCTTGGAAGCGGACTTCTTTTACAGGTAGGAGACTATGAAACGAATTGCACTTCTGATCCTGATCCTGGCTTACGGTGTGCCGGCGTGGGCTGCAGCACCGGCAGTTGTCCAGTGCAAGGCGACGGATGACTTCACGAATTCGATAAGCGTCTCCTTCGACTCCACTCCCACAGTGGGGCATCATTTGATTGCCGGTGTCGCGGGATCGAGGGCGAGTATAGATGGCTCTACTGCATCGTTTGCTTCCATTTCAGATAATCAAGGAGGTGGTGCAAATACCTATCAGATCGACCTGAACCATCCCTACAATGATTTTAATAACCGTGCTCTACTCGGGTTTGCAAGCAGCAAGCTGGCGGTAGCCAGCGGAACGTTCACCGTCAGTATGAGCGTCACGGCAGACGGTGCGCTGTTCACAAATTACACAATCTGCGAGGTCAGTAATCTCGCGACGTCTGTATGGTTTGATGGTTCTGCGGTGTGCGATACCGATGCCTCGGCCAGCTGCACGGCGACTCGTGGTGCAGGGAATACAACAAACAATGCTTTTGTTCTCGCACTTTTGAACGGACAGACGGACACCGTGGCTGGAGATCCGACATCGGGATACACCAGCCTGGAACTGAATAACGGAGGGTTTCTCATTGAATCCACGGCCTACAAGATTCTAACTTCGACTGAGACGACGTCCGCGACGTGGACGGGAACGACGCCTCCAACCTACCTGGTAACCTCGGGTCTGGCGGTTTACAAAGGAATCGATTCTGCGCCGCCGCCTTCCGATTCCACCTCGCTACTCACGGGGGTCAACTGATGCTGAAGCGCGGACTACTTGTCGTGGCGTTCCTGCTCTGCGCGGTCCCTGCGTTCGCGACACGAACCTTCTATGTGAGCACTTCCGGCAGTGACTCCAATGATGGATTAACTCACGGGACGGCCTGGAGATGGGCTCCCGGATTCATAGAAGCGACTGGAGTTCCTGCGGCATTAACACCGGCGGGAGATGACACCTACATTTTTAAGGGAGGAGAGACGTGGTTGGGGATTCTACAGCCCTCCTTCAACGGAACATCCGGTCACCCCATTATCTATAGCTCTGGGGATCATTCGTGGTTTGCGGGAGGCTCATGGGTTAAGCCAATCTGGTCGGTGAACTATATGGCTTCCTATGTGACGAAGTTTTCTGCAAACCACTACTTCGCGATCGATGGAATCGAGATGTCCTACATCATGGCGGCCACGCCTGATGAAGGGGGCATCATCGAGTTATACACTTCGCACCACATCGCGATGAGCAATCTCTATATTCATGGATGGCAGATGCCAGGCTCTGGGCCACGAACAGATGGGGCGCACGGCGGCATCGTTGTCTATAGCTACGATGACGTGGCCGCGGATGCTCCTACGGTCACACTGACGGACAGCGTTATCGAAAACTCAGAAAACACGGGATCCAATACCCAGACTGGACTCGCGGCGCGTTTTATTGGGGTGATGACACGGGTCACCATTCACGACGTCCATTGCGCCGTCTTGTTCACAATCGACTGGAACTATGGCTACCAGTACAACATTGGGTATCCTGGAGGCAACGTGTCTCCTGGAGCCGAACCGTTCCATGGCAACGGCGTCTATATGGATCCGTCAACGCTGGGGCAATCCACGGGCTACATCCGCAATTCGAGATTCCGGGATGTGTCGAGCAATTCCCAGATGGCCTATCCGAATATCCGGGCTGGGGCCACCGCTTACGTGTACAACAACATCTTCTCTGGGAACATTTCCAGTCAAGGTCCGATCCATGTTGATCCTTACAACTACTGCACCGGGTCGATGCACGTTCTGCCGTGTGAAGGTCCGGGAAACGCGGTCATCCTAAACAACGTAGCCTATATCTACGCGACTGAGGAAGACACCAATGAGATGATCCGGATCGGGGATCGATCGGGCGCAAGCACGGGCCCTCAACTTGTCGGCAACCTGACCGCTAATAATAACCAAGTCATCGGCCCATCGGGAACGGTTCTACTGAGTCGGCCGGATCTGATCTCGGGCACCTACACGCATCTCACCAACCTCATCCAGACGTCCGCTCAGGCGACCATGCAGGGCTATGACGAAGCGCACTTGTGGGCTCCACAGAATGGTTCGGGAGATACGGTCGACACGGGCACGGATGAGTCTGGCACGTTTACCAACACGATCGATGGGACGACGCGCACGGGGACATTCGACATCGGTCCACACGAATGGGTGCCGGCGGTGAATCCCAGCGGCGCGAACCGCGAAAGGATGCACGGACATTGAGAAAGCTCCTCGCCCTCCTGCTCTTCGCGGTGACGCTGCAGGTGTGCCTGGGTAGGACTCCGTCGACCTTTATCGTGGCAAAGACGGGCAACGATACCACCGGCAATGGTAGTCTCAGCACTCCTTGGCTCACCATCAACAAGTGCAAGGATTCAGTGCAACCGGGAGACACCTGTTATATCCGAACAGGGACGTACAACGGCGGCATCGAGCTAGGTGCCAATATTGGTTATGGCGGATCGACCTCGGGAACGTCTTGGGGGAATCCCAACACTCTCGCAGCATTTCCTGGCGAAGAGGGGACCGTCATTTTAACCAATGATGGATACGACCAGATCCTGGACTTCTCCGGTGGAGTGTACGGTACTTCGCACTATGAGCAGTATTGGATCATTCGGGATCTGATCTTCGACGGGTCCACTGGAACGGGTGATCACTGCGAAGTTCAGCGCACCTGCACGGGTCTGATCAATGGTGGTGGCGACCATATCAAATTCATCAATATCGTGCTGCGGCATTCCCCTGAGAACGGAATCATTTTCGACGGCGACTACTGGGAGTTCCTGAACGTCGACATCAGCGGGATCGGCGATGTCCTGGCGCCGACCGACACCTCGCATGGCATCTATTGGCACGGGAACAACAGCACACTGATCGGCGGGCGCATTCATGACAATACGGGGTATGGAATCCAGATGTACAACGGTGGGAATCTGGTATCCCATAACGTGGTGACGGGAGTGCGCCTGGATCACAATTACACAGGCCACCTATTCACACATCAGCATGGTGGTGGTGGTATCGTCATGGGCAGTGGGTCGGATAACCATGTGATCGAGTCGATCATCGACCACAATTACGGCAATGCGGTCGACTTCGATTATCGCTGTGGTCTTTATAGCGATGGTTCGATTCCAGACTTTGCAAATCCTTGCGGCGCACGCAACAACACCCTTGCGTTCAACGAGCAGTCTGCGGTGTCGCTGGGTTATAACAACGGTACTTCTCCAGCCGATTGTGTGGCATTTTTCGGGCAACCCTGCCTGAAAGCAGTTCTTGAAAACAACATTTTCTACGGGAATGGCATTGATGATTATTCGATGAATGCCGGCGCCGCCACAGTTGTCGAGAACAACGATTTGAAAGGCGTGAACCCGTCGTTCGTGGATGCTTCTGGTGGAGACTTCCGGATCCCGCTGATGAGCGCCGCAGCAGGCTATGGAGTCAACCGGACATCGCTCTGCTCGGGAATCCTGCTCTATTTGTGTACGACGTTCGCGAACCAGCCTCGCCCCGCGATGGGTTCATGGGATGCTGGCGCACACAACGCAGGAGACGTGGCGGGAACTCCGGCTACGATCTCCGCAATCTCTCCAACCTCTGCGGCCCAGGGCGATGTGGTTGCGATCAATGTCGTTGGTGCAACGACGAACTTCGTCAACAGCACGACGGTCTGCACGATGAGCGGAACCGGGATCACGATCAACAGCACGACGGTCTCCGATTCCACTCATGGGGTCTGTAACGTCACGCTCAGTGGTGGTGCAACGCTCGGCCTCCGGTCGTTGACGATGACCACCACCAGCGAGGTGGCCACGGGCACGAACGCCTTCACAGTGAATTCTCCCATTGTCATCAGTGGCATCATCCCGGTGCGTGGGACTCAGGGTAGTACAGTGGCGATCGAGGTGACCGGAGTGGGCACGCATTTCTCAAACGGAACTTCGGTGTGCAGCTTGTCGGGATCGAATATCACGGTCTCGAGCACGGCGGTGGCAGATGCCACTCACCTGACCTGTAACATCTCGATCAGCGGGTCCGCCATTGCGTCCGATCGGACGCTGACGGTGACAACAACTGCGGAGGTGGTGAGTGCGGTAAACGCATTCACGGTTACTCCATCCACAAATGCCGGTTCGATACCTTTGAGGAGGCACTGATGCACGATCCAGGCCCACGTATGTCGATGTGGTTTCACTTTCTGGAGTCTCTGTCCACAACAGGCGCGGTGTTGGTAGTGATGTTCACCCTGTTCGTCATCGGGATCTTCATGACGGTATTCAAGGTCGACGCCGGCCCACGCGTCACCGAGGATTCGTTTATTGCACTGACGACGGCGGCAGGGACTCGGTCGCTTCAGAAGAAGGAGGACCGGGAGCATCCACCGATCGGGGGTTCTCCGGGGCCTGGACCTGGGTAGCGTTCCAGCCGATGAGTTCCATGACTAAGTGCGGTGGAGTGCCGGTAACGGCTTTGAAATCGCGTACCAGTTCAAGGAGCATCTGCTGGCGGTCAGAATGCCATTGTTGGTGTTCAGCGTAGGTGAAGAGTTTCGGTCCTGATTTCGTTTCCATGGTTCGCGATTGTATGTCAAGGTGAAGCAATTTTGAAAGGAGTGGGAGTTCTATGAAAGTGATTGCAGTAAGACCGGTCTACTACGGTGACATTCGCCGGCGCATTGGCGATGTGTTCTCGATCGCGGATCAGCCGCGGCGCGCCGCGATCTCGGAGAAGGAAGCGGAGTTGGCGACCTTCAAGGAGGCGGCGGACAAATCGGGCAAGGTGCCTCAGGCGTTCTCGTCCATCGCGATGAGACGCGCTCCTAAGGGTGCGGTGGAGAATGTGAGCACGGCGGCCCAGGGAGTGGCTACGCGCAACGAGGAGCTCAAGAAGCAGTTCATGGGGGATCCTGAGGGCCGCAATCTCCTCAGCGGCGACGACGACGGCGACGACAGGTCGAGCGCGATTTAAGGGAGGCTCTTCATGGCAGCGTCACGGGAAACCATCGCCAGGCAGGTTCTCCAGAATCTGGGGATCTCGACAAAGGTCACCAGCATCTCCAATCCGCAGACCGCGGAGGAGAAGTCGATTGCTGCCGTCTATGAGACGGAGCGCGACTACGTGCTGGCCGATTTCCCGTGGCCGTTTGCCACCGAGTTCATCACCCTGGGTGCGCCGGACGGCGATCCCGCAGATCCTGTCAACACAGACTGGACATTCGCTTATCCGATACCTGAGGGCTATGTGACGCTCCGGCGCCTGGTTCCTCCAGAGGGTCGACTGTGTGATCGCAAGATCCCTCACCGTGTCGGCCGTTATGTGGATCGCATGGTGATCTTCACCGACGAGATTGATGCTGTCGCGGAACTGACCATTACCATCATCGACGAGAATTTATTCGATAGTCACTTCATTGCGGCGCTGGCGTGGCGGATCGCCGGCCGGATCGCGCCGGCCCACACCAAGATCAAGGATGCCGTGGTGGTCTGCAATAACGCCTATATGTTCGAACTGGGACGGGCGGGAGTGCGCGCCCTGGCTGAAGAGCAGCCCGATGCGGAGCCGGAATCCGACTTCACCCGGAGCCGCTATTAATGCCTGACGTTATCCAGCGGGCCTTTGCCGGCGGGGAAATCTCCACCGATATTGGTGGACGTGCAGACCAGGCCAAGTATCAGACGGGCTTGAAGACCTGCAGGAATTTCATCGTCATGCGTCAGGGTGGGGTGACGCGGCGTCCCGGCCACCGATTCATCGATGCGGCAAAGAATTCGGCCAACGTCCTGCTGATGACGCGGTTCGTCTTCAACGAGGACCAAACCTACCTGATCGAGATCGGTCCGGAGTATTTCCGTTTCATTCGCAACGGATCTCAGATCGTGGTGGCCGACGTGCCGGCGTGGGACTCGGGAACCACCTATGCGGTGGCGGATCTGGTCTCACTGGCGGGCGTGAACTACTACTGCGTGTTGGCTCACACCAGCCATACGCCTCCGAACTCGGCTTACTGGTATCCACTCACAGACGATATCTACGAGATCCCGACGCCTTATCTGAACGCCGATCTCGACATGCTGCGGTTTACCCAATCTGGTGACGTCGTCACGATCACACACCGGGGGTACGAGACCAGAGAGTTAACGCGGCTGGCGCACACGGCCTGGACCCTCACCAAGAAGCTCTACGGTCCAGCGATAGGAGCGCCCGGCGGTGGGGGTGGTGGGATCGTGGTTCCCCCTCCTGATGAACGGATTCCGGGAGAAATCAATCTACTCGACTTCGATCCCTTTCGAGATGGCGAAACTGCTGATGATGCGGCGTTTCTGAACTTTCTGAATGCGGTGCGTCTCAGCGCCAATAAGAGGGGGTTCATGCCAGAGGGTGTCTATGCGATCAGCGAATCACTCTCGGATATCGATTACAGCAACGTCGAGATCAGCGGCGCGGGAAAGTCGGGTATCCACAATGTCGGCCCACTGACAACGGGAACGGTGATCAAGTGGATCGGCGCCGCGCAAAGTCCTGGCGAGAGCATGTGGAAATCCGCTCCTGTGGAAGGGGCTGGGAATCAGTATCTGTCCTGCGTCAAGTTCAAGGGCTTCACGATGGACTGCAATGGGCTTGCTGCTCGTGGCATGGATACGCGTTCGCACCGGGACTGGGATTTCGATTTCTCGTGCTTCAATGCCACTGAGACGGGCTGGTATGCCGGCGTGGTGACAACGCTCGGCGATCCCTGCGATATGCAGGATGGGATGGGACACTACTGCGGCCGGCAGTGGGAGGCTGATGGATATGGTGCTTATTGGGCGGGAACCGCCGCGGCCAATTTCTCGAAGAATAAGCTCGATATCGAGATCGCGTACAAGAATACTCCGGCGATCTATTCGGTCAATTGCGACAACAACACGATCCTGAAGAGTCGCCTCGTGGGACACCCAGTGCGGCTGGCAAACCGGTGCTGGATCATGGCAGGCGGTCCTGCGGGCTTCAACGTGGTGCGGGATGAGGTCATCATTGAGCATTCCGGATCGGATCCCATCCAGGCTTCCGGTACCAGTGACGGATTCGCGTATCCCTCCTACAGCAACCGGGTGACTTATTACGACGAGGAGAACTCCGGGCATCCCGACTGCTTCGTGCTGGGGACCGGCGCCACAGCCTGGTGGGGCACCAAGGACACCCCGGCATTCGACGGAGATTGGGAAGGATTCACGGTGGTTCCTGTGCCCAATACGGGCGCATTTACCACCATCGCGGGGGCCACTGGAAGAACTCAGCTTGTGCCGCATGGCCGCTGGATCTACTTCGCGTTCCAGATTGTCGATAAGGGGTCGGCTGGCGGGAATTACATCGAGGTTCCCCTCGGGTTCAGCATCACTCCGGATGCCGCCTCAGCATTCACGGGAACGATGATTGGTTCTGATGTGAATACCGTCTCGGTTCTGATTCCTGCCGGCGGTTCCAGTGCCTTTGTAACCACCGCCGAGGGGCCCATGGTCTTCAACAACGGCGACATTTACATCTGCGAAGGGTTCGCAGAGACCTACGCGGGTGGAGTGTAGTGAGCAGCTTTTACCTGGTCACCTCGATCGACGACAACACCTTTGAAGAGAGCGTGCCCACGACGCCGATCGGTCCGGTGGCCGACGCCACCGCCGATGCTCCCGCGGTCATCAATTGGGACGCGGTGGCCAACGCCCGTTATTACAACATCTACAAAACCATCAACAGCATCTACGGGTTTGTGGGGGTGGCGGGGCCGGATCGGACATTCACCGACGACGGCATTGTTCCAGATCCGGCGGTTCAGCCTCCGGTGACTCGGGATGCGCTTGATTCCAGTGACAATCGGCCCGCGGTCTCGACTTACTATCAGCAACGGCTGATGGTGGCCAACACCAACAACGAGCCGGAGTCGGTCTTCGGATCCCGTACAGGCCTGTTCACGAATTTCACGATCTCGTCGCCCATTCGTGCCGATGACGCGATCAAGTTCTCCATGGCTGACGTCGAGGTGCAAGAGGTGCGGCATCTGGTCGGGACGTTAGATCTTCTGTTGGTGCTCACCGGAAACAGCATCCGGCGGGTCATGGGAGATGCGGCCGGGGTGCTCCGGCCTACCGAGATCAACCCCAAGCAGCAGAGCGGGTTCGGCGCCTCGTGGGTTCCTCCGCTGATCATCGGAGAGTCGATGCTCTACGTGGAACGGCTGGGTTCGATGGTCCGCGACATGGCGTTCGACTTGAATGCGGCCAGCTTTGTGGGATCCGATCTGACGATATTCGCCGCGCATCTGTTTGAAGGATTCACGCTGGTGCGCGCAGCCTACGCACGGGTACCGCATTCGATTGCCTACTTCGTTCGCTCCGATGGCGTCATGGTGGGACTGACCTACATCAAGGAACAGCAGATCTGGGCGTGGCACCGGCACGACACCGATGGGTATTACGAGGACGTTCAGGTGGTTCCGGAGGGTCTGGAGGATGCCGTCTACGTTGTGGTGCGCCGCACTATCGGCGGGGTGCAGAAACGGTATATCGAGAGATTCTCCTCACCGATCGTGGCGGATGTGAAGCGGAACGCCGATACGGCATTTCTGGATTCGTTCCTGACCTATGACGGGAGGAATCAAACTGCCACCACCATGACCTTATCTGGGACGGACTGGGGGGTGATCACAGGAGATCCGCCTCCGGACATCGCGGAGGTTCCCGACCTGACGTTGACGGCCTCGGCGGCATTCTTCCAGGCGCTGGACGTGGGCAACGAAATCGTCATGCGGGCGCCGAATTCAGACGGATCCACCGACGAGGTCCGCATCAAGATCACGGCATACACCAGCACGACGGCGGTGTCTGGCCGGCCCAACATCGAAGTACCGGGCACCTTGCGCGTAACCGCGGTCACCGACTGGGACCGCGCGGTAGACCAGGTGTCCGGGTTCGATCATCTGGAGGGCGAGACCATCGGCCTGCTGGCAGACGGCAACGTGCTCGAGCCGCAGATCGTCGTGGATGGACGCGTCAGTCTGGGTGGTTTCTACGCGGTGGTTCATGGTGGCCTGCCCTACCTTTCGGATTTCGAGACGCTCGATCTGGATCAGGCGGGATCCCAGGTCGCGGCCTCGAAGAAAAAGGTGAACGTGATCACGCTGATCGTGAAGAATTCCCGCGGGATCTATGCCGGGCCGGATCTGGATAACCTGAGTCTGCGTGGCCAGGATCTCAACACCAACGAAGCCAACGATCCCAACGCGTTGATTACCGGCAAGATTGAAATGGGAATCAGTTCCACATGGGGACAGACGGGGCGGTTTATCGTGCGACAATCGGATCCGCTGCCGCTGACCATACTGGCGGCCATTCCTAGTGTGGATATCGGAGGATAGATGTCTCAAACGGTGGCAACGGTCTTTAGCGGCGTCGGGGTCGGGTTCTCGGCCAACGCGTCGATCCGCGCCGGATCGGCCGCAAAGCAGGCCGGGGACTACAACGCCCATGCCATCATCGATGAGGCGGGCTACAACGCCAAGGTGGCCGAGTACAACGCCAAGGTAGCGGATCTGCAGGCGCAGGATGCCATCAACCGGGGCAATGTTGCCGAGAGCACGGTGCGGGCGAATACAGCCCAAAAGGTGGGGGAGACGCGGGCCAGCTACGGGGCACAGGGGGTCAACGTGGACGTAGGCAGCCCTGTGGACGTCGTGCAGGCGGTGGCCAGGGGTGGGGCTGTCGATGCCATGACCGTGAAGCTGGACGCAGCCAGGGAGGCTTGGGGGTACAAAACGGTGGCCGCTAACGATACCGCGCAGGCGGCGGCGATCACCAACAAGGGAACGGTGGACGCCTGGAATGCCCAGCAGGGGGGCATGGTGGCGCGGAATGCCAGTCGGGCCAGCGCAGCAGCGCAGATCATTGGCGGCGCCGGCACCCTGATTCGGCAACGATACGGAGCGAGGAAGCCATAAATGCCACAAGTCAGTTCGCCCGGCGCGCGGTCAGTTCAACCGAATCCGATTCCTTCGGCCACTCGCAATTTCATCCAGACGCCTCGCATCGATCAGGCGGCCACTGCTCAAAGTGGTGGATCCGAGATTGGTGGTGTCGTTGCTCAAATGGGTTCCCAGATCCTGGAGCAACAGCAGGTCATTGCCGCCGCCGCACGCAAGGCAGCCAACACGACCGCGGTGACCGATGCCCACAATCAACTGCTGATCAAGAATCAGGATCTGCTCTATGGGCCTCAAGGGGCACTGTCGGTGTCTGGCAAGGACGTGCTCGGTCTTCCGGATACGGTCAGTGAGGCCTACAAAAAGAACGCCAATGACATCGCCCAGAATCTGTCGAATCCCGAACAGAAGGCGGCGTTCTCGGATCTCGCCACCAAGGAATACATCTCCACGATGGAGAAGGTCCACGTCCATGCCGACAGCGAATACAGGGCATTTTCTGAGAAAACCCAGGCGGCCAATATGGATTTGATTGTCAATGCGGCGCGCCTCAATGCCGACAATCCCAACGATGTCCAGGACGCCATCGATGAGATTCGTCAGAACACCACGAAGTTCGGTCTCGACCATAAGTGGAGTGCCGACATGATCTCCGAGTCCATCGATAAGAACACCAGCAAGGCGGTCGAGGCGGTGGTGGGGCAGGCCAACAACGATGGGAATAGTGGCCTCGCGCGCAAGTACATGGAGAAGTATGGCCACCAGATCGAGGATCCCAAGACGCAGAGCACGCTGATGAAAGAGATCGGAGTGCAGGACGTGCGTGCGGCCTCGCAGAAAGCCTCGGATCTCCTACTCGGCGGCGGTGCGGTGGGTATGACGACAGCGCCCACCATCAAGGATGCCTACGATCGGAAGACGCTACAGAATCCAGATGGCACAGTCTCGACGGCCAGCACGATCGGCATTGAGGAGGATGGTAAGGAGGTCGTGATTCCGACCGTCATCGATGGGGTGAGGTATTCGAATCAGGATGCGATCGCCTACTACAAAAAGACTGGGGAGCACTTCGGCAAGTTCGACACGGCGGCACATGCGGAAGTCTACGCAGAGCAGTTGCACAACCAACAGCAGCGGGCGCTGGCGGGAGAATCGACGGATCCGACGCTGGAAGAGCTCCTCGCCCAGGTCGATCAGATCCAGGATCCGGCGACACGGGACGCCACTGAGGAGCGCGTGCGGTCCCGGTACACGGCTATTCGTCAGGATCGTAACCAGCAAGAGCAGGCGCGCAACGCTGCGGTGAAAGACACTGTCGACAAACATTTCCAGGCCATGACCAACTTCGTCGACACGATGGCACCGACAGTGGGCTGGCAGGATGCTGTTGATCAGATTCCCCCATCGGCTTGGGCGGCATTGCCGGAGGCTCAGAAGTCTGCGGTGATCACCTACGCCAAGAGCCGTTCGGCCAAGAAGCAGACGGAGAACAATTTCGGCGTCTACCAGGCGCTGATGGTGATGGCGTCGGATCCTGCCACGAAGAACGATTTCGCCAAGATCGATCTCAATTCAGCGAAGTACCTCAACAGTCTCGACGATTCGCACCGCGATGAACTGGTCAAGATCAAGGCGGCAATCATCAAAGGGGATGACAAACAGGCCGACGCGCTGATGAATGGATTCCGCACGCAGAACGAAGTGGTCAACGAGACGATCATGCCATTGATCGAGAAGACAGTGGGAACGACAGGGCCTGCGCCCAAAGAGGCTGAGGCGAAAATCCGTCAACAAGTCGAGCAGTATCAGATTCAATTCCAGGTTGCCACCGGCAAGCCTGCCAGTAAGCAGGATCTTCAGGGGTACGTGGATGGCCTCATCATTCAGGGTGACGATATTCCAGGGTCGATCTTCGGAACCTTCTGGACGTCCAGCGCCAAGCATGTCTATGAACTGGGACCAACCGACAAGATGAAAGTGGGTGGCGTGGAACTGACAAAGGATGAGATTGTCAATGCTGCATGGGCGTTGCGCCAGCTGGGCAAGCCAGAGACTCCAGCCAACATTGCGGCCACGGCTAAGGGTGCAAGGAAGTGAGCCGTCCCAGCGATTACCTCGCGGCGGCATCTCAAAAACTGCCTGATGAGGGCCCCGTCACCGATCCCTCACTGGTCCATTCCACCATGGTCGGCACTCAACTGGCTCCGGACACAGCTGGGAAAATCAAGCACCTCTCGCAGGTCTCCGGCATTCCGGAGGATGTCGTCGCCCGTAACTTCGATCAGGTCCACAAGAAAGTCACGGCGGATCAGATCCCAGTGCAGGCCATCCAGCAGCAGTCTCCGGTGCTGGCCAAGCAGTTGAAAGATCCCGGCGTGATGGCGATGAGCCAGGACGAATTGCCGCATTTGGGATTCCTCGATCACACACTCCAGATCCTGCACGATGTGACGTTCTCGGCAGTCTCGGGAGTGGAGTCCGGCATTGGTGGATTTCTAAGGGGTGCTCCAGCGATTGCTGAGGCGGCGCAGCGCCTGCCCGGTACGTTGCCGATCAGTCCGTTGACGATGCCGCTGGCGCTGGCAGGCAAGGCTCTTCAGACAGCGCCGGGCAAACCGTGGTGGTACACGCAGGGCAACGCCATTAAGGCTGCTGGCGAACAGGTCTCGTCATTGGCACAGCGCACGGCGATTCCAGAAAATCGGCAGAACATCGTCACTAAGACGAGCGCCGCGGTAGGGCAGTTCGTCCCTCTTCTGGCTGCATCCATTTTGGGTGGTCCTGAGGTGGGTGCGGTCATGATGGCCTCCCAGTCCGCTGCGGAGTCTGAGGCGCAGAGTCAGCCGGACAACGCGCCACAGTACAAGAAGGATCTGGAGACACTCACTGCGGCCGGTATCGGTGGCGTGCTCGGTCTGGTCGACATGAGCATCCTGATTAAGAAGTTGCCACTGTCGATTCGCAATAAGGTAGTGCGGGAGTTGGCCGACATTGCGGCGGCTGGTGGAATCCAGGCTCTCTACACAGCGGTCCAGTCTCTGCTTCTCGAGACTTCGCGCCATATTCTCACGAATCCAGATCAGAAGATTGGCGAAAATCTTGCGGCAGAAACGGCTCAAGGTGGACTCACTGGCGTGGTGATGACCATGCTGATGTCGGCAATCGGTATACGCGCCGAGTCCCACTTCGCGGTTCGTCAAGAGAATCTGAAAACCATCACCAAGGCGGTGACTGAGGCAAAGCTGACAGAGCGGTCGCCGGAAGCCATGCGCCAGTTCATCGCGGATCACGCGGTAGCGGCGGGCAAGGAGACCGTCTACGTCGCACCGGAAAAGGTCGAGGAGTATTTCCAGGGCAAGGGTGTGGATCCGGCGCTGGCGATGAACGACGTGATGGTGGGTGGGGCTGAGAAGTTCAACGAGGCCAAGGCCACCGGGGCGGATCTGGCGATTCCCTTTGCCGATTACGAGGTGAAGCTGGCGCCGGAGCACGGGACGTTCTTTGACAAAGAGATTCGTTTCGATCCCACCGAGATGAGTTTCAATGAGGCCGCCGAGTGGGCAAAGGAGGAACGTGCTGCGATTGAAGCTCTGGCGTCTGGAAAACCTCTTCCTGAATTGGGCGCATCGGCTGAGAAAATCAAGCAGGACATTCTGGGGCAAATTTCTCAACGGTACTCGCCTGGGGCTGCAGAAGCCAATGCTGGATTACAGGCATGGATCTATCAGACGCTGGCCGCAAACTACGGCGTGGATCCCTTCGTTCTCTATGCGAAGTACCAGCCGAAGCAGGGCAATCAGATCAACTTCCCATTGCCGTCGATTCTGAAACAAGCCGGGGCCATCGATCATCTCGACGTGATGTTGGACCGGATCCGCCGCAATGACTTTCCCAGCCAGGGTGAGTTGTACGGCAAGTCTCTCGTCGAGTGGTTGCGGGGTGTGGGCGGGGTTCGGGACTTCGGCGGTGATCTTGCTTCCTTGGAACCGGACAAAGGCTTGAAACCCTTTACGCCGAATTTGATTCAGCCGGCGAAGGGTATGGAATTGGATCTCGCGGTGACACGGGCGATTGAGGAGGGGTACTTACCAGAGGGTTCCACAATCAACGACCTGATCAATTCGGTGGATCAGGAGATCCGGGGCGAGGCGGTCTACGCTCAGTCGGCGTTGGAGAATCCTGCCGCGCAGGAAGCGATTCAATTGCGGGCGCTGGCCGAATATCTCAAGACGCAGGACATCGAGATCACCAAGTTATCGAATGATCAGATCAAGAAGTTGCTGGAAGAGGCGGCGAAGATTAAGACGAACGCTGAGGGTGCGGTGGAGTTATTCCAGCTTGCGAAGGAGAACGAGCCCCGCGGGTTTGGTTCTATTGCGAAGCATTTGACGCCTGAAGAAAGCGCGAAACTGAGAACCGACTCCGCACAGAAGCTGGCGGATCTCTTCAAGGCGTTGCCGCCGGATGCCGATTTCGAGGCGGCCGCGCTGGCGGGTGAAGCAAAGAAAGGCTGGTATGCGAAGTCAGCGGAAGCCATTCGGCAGATCTTCGGAGATCAGGATGCGCCGCGCTTTGCGGCCCTGCTTGCCGCGATGTCCCCACAGACCAGCGTCGAGATCAATCTTCTCAACGCTGCCACGATGTGGCGGAACTGGACGCGTGCTGGGCGGCCGACTGATCGTGAGGCGATCATCGATCTGATGGGGCAGTCCGTTCAGGGTGGCCGCGGGCGGGCCTCGGTTCTCGATGCATGGGTCAACAATTCGGTTCGGGCGCTGGGTGACGAGAACCCGATGGCAACGACGTTGTCTGGGCCAAAGGTCGATTCGTTCATGCGGAACCTGCTGGGCAATGTGCAGGCGGTGACACTCGATGCGTGGATGGCGAACTTTACTCTGTTGGATCAGACTGTCTTCGGTGGGAGTCTGACGAAAGGGGGTGATCCCGGTAAGGGCGCGGCGTACCTGGCGATGTCGGCAAAGATCCGGAGGGTGGCTGAGAACCTGACGAAGAGTACGGGCAAGAATTGGACGCCGGCGGAAGTTCAGGAGACGGTGTGGAGTTGGGCAAAGACCGCATACGAACTGGCGGCCTCGAAGGGTGAGACGCGCACGGTCGAGGATCTGGTCAAGAGCGGCGCCATCACCGATTCCATGATTGCGGCCACTCCCGACTTTGCAACCATGCTGACGAAAGATGTAAAATTGCGGGCACTACTGGAGGGTGCAGGTTATGGACCAGTCCTCAGCGCCATTGAATCAACAAATCGTGAACGTGTTGGTCGAAATCCAAAACGACCGATTAGTCGAATCTTCAACCAGGCCGCAGAAGCTGCAGCCGGACTCCTCCGTTCCGCCCGCCGTCTCGACCGATTAGCCAAGCAGCGGGCCACCGAGTCAAAGACATACTTTCAATCCGTCCAGCCCAACGCGCAAGGGTTCTTCTCTCAGCTGGAGTCGGTGGTGATGGACAAGTTCCCCAACACCACTTCGCCCGATCAGGCCATCAGCATCATCAAATCCAGCAAGAACGGGGTGCGTGCGGAGGAGATCAAGTGGAGCGGGATCGAGTCGTGGCTGCGCGCGCATGAGGGCAAGGTCACCAAGCAGGAGGTGCTCGATTTCCTGAGGGCGAATGCGATCCAGGTCACCGAGATCACGCATGGAGACGTCGTATCTCCGGAGCGGAAACGACTGCTTGAGGAATCGAGCATTGTGCATCGCGCATTGGCCGACATCAATTCTGAGTTGCGCGTGTTGTCGGAACAGGGTGGCCGCGAGGCGGCGGACAAACTGTACGCAGCGTTGGAGAGAAAAAGAGCCCTGGAGATTGAGAATTCTCGTCTCGCCACGCGACTGTTGGATCTCGAGAACCCAGTGCCTCCCACCAAATACGAAAAATACACTCTGCCCGGCCAGAAGGAAAACTACCGGGAGTTGCTGCTGACGTTGCCAACGAAGACTCCTCCGCTTCCTGAGGAGCGCGCGAAGGTGTGGTTCAACGCGAACTACGCAGGCGAGAAGATAATGGGTGTGGTCAGGCCTCGGTGGGTGACTGACGAGTACCACCTGTCTCCCAATGGGACCATCGTGATCGCAGGAGAAGATGGACATAAATTCCTCGTACCTCAGGAGGTGCGAGAAAAGGGAGGTGTGGAGACCTTCGCCTCCTCCCACTTCGACGAGCCCAACATCCTCGCGCACGTCCGCTTCGATGACCGCACCGATGCTAATGGCAAGCGGGTGCTGATGGTGGAGGAGGTCCAGAGCGATTGGCACCAGACGGGTAGACAGAAGGGGTATGTCTCGCCTGAAACGAAGACTCAATATCTTATTGTAGGGAAGCGCAACGGCAGCGTTTACAGACAATTCGATACACGCGCTGAGGCAGAGGCGCGCATTCAGCAGTTCGACGAATTGACACGCGATGGTCTTGTGATTGAGGAGCGTACCCGGCCAGCGCAGAATGCCGGCGGCGTCCCCGACGCACCTTTCAAAACCACATGGCCGGAACTGGTGATGAAGCGCATGGTTCGGTACGCTGCCGAGAATGGCTACGACTCGGTGGCGTGGACTACGGGAGAGCAGCAGGCGAAGCGGTACAATCTGGCGAATCATGTGGACACGCTCTACTGGATTCCGGAAACCGGATCGATCTCCGCGTCGAAAAACGGCGAGGAGGTATTCACGAAAGACGACGTCACTCCCGGAGATTTGGCGGATATTGTTGGCGTCGAAATAGCGAGGAAACTGATCAGCAATCCCACGGCGATCACCAAAAACCAACACGACGAAACACTTCACGTACTCAATGGCGTCGATATGAACGTGGGTGGCGAGGGCATGAAAACCTTCTACGACGAATTCCTCCCACGCACCATGGAGAAGCTCGGCAAGAAGTATGGGGCTGAGGTGGGGAAGACGACGCTGCAGGGAGGCACTGGCAGATACGAGGTCACGAAAGCTGGCGACGGCTGGTATGAGGTGCGGGACTTCAATACTGGCAAGGTGGTCGAATCGTTCCAGCTGAAAGGTCAGGCGCTGGAATGGATGAAACGGAACCCTCCTGTAAGTATTGAACAGCCCGTCCACAACATGCCGATCACCGAGTCCATGCGTGAGGCCGCGATGCAGCAAGGCTTCCCGCTGTTCCAAGGCAAGGAGAAAATCCCTCGTGGTTCGACGGTGTTCAATGCCGATGGCACCATCAACATGAACCTGTTTGCTCGGGCGGATCTCAGCACGTTCCTCCACGAAACCGGCCATACGTTCCTCGGCATCATGGGAGATCTTGTCGACGATCTGAAGACGCGTGATCCGGAGAATCTCTCTGTCACTCAACAGCAGATGGTTAAGGACTGGAATGCCATCCTGCGTTATCTGGGCGTCGACTCCCGCGCTGACATTGGCGAGGATCAGCACGAGAAGTTCGCCAAGAGTTTCGAGGCCTACCTGCGCGAGGGTAAAGCGCCATCGATTGAAACCCGGTCGATGTTTGCCACATTCAAATCATGGCTCGTGGGTCTCTATGCAGACGTCAAGCGGCGGCTGGGAGTCGAATTGAATCCCGAGATCCGCGATGTGTTCGACCGGATGATTGCCACCAGTGAGGCGATCGACGCCGCCAAAGCGGAGGCAGAGATCACGCAGCTGTTCCTGACGCGGGACGAAGCGCCGACGATGTCGGATATAGAGTGGGCGGCCTACCAGCAGAAAGCCATCGAGGTCACACAAAAGGCCAAGGATGCTCTGGAGTTGAAAGCCCTGCGCGACTACCAGAAGCAGCACGCCAAATGGTGGAAGGAGGAGGAGGCCGCGGTTCGTGTGGATATTGCCCGCGATATCGAGAGCCGTCCGGAATACCAGGCGCTCCACGCGCTGAAGAACAACACGGCGCCGAACGGGGAGCCGCTGAACATTCCTCCGGTAAAGCTCGATCTCAACATCATCAAGCAGATGTTCGGCAAGAAGTCTCCCATCGTCGAGCAGGTCAATCGTCTGGGAATTGCGCGCCTGGATGGCGGTATCGATCCCGATCTGATCGCCCGCCGGTATGGCTATTCCTCCGGCCAGGAACTGGTGGAGGCGTTGGTCGGGGCCCGGCCCATGGATCCGCTGATCGACGCTGAGGCCCATCAGGAAATGATCCGCCGGCATGGCGACATCGCTGTGGACGGCACCGTACATGATCAGGCCCGGTCGGCAGTGATGGGCAAGTACCGCGACGACGTCGTCCGGCTGGAGATGAAGGCGCTGATCGACCAGCAGAAGGCGGCCCGGCCGTCTGTGCTGGCAGAACGCGAACGTCAGGAGGCGGAACGGGCATACGAGCGGCGCTGGTTTGAAGCGGAGGCCAAACTCAAGGTTGCCATCGCGGAAGGCCAGAAGCAGGCCGTCATCGATTCGTTGACAGCGGAGGCGGCCAAGGCGCGGGCGGAACAGATCGCGGCGCGTCGTGGCTTCCTGAAGGATCTGCGGGCGGGC